GATTTGTCATGCGCTCTGACCCCTTTGCAAGAGAGTCAGAAATGAATTTCATCCTCTCTGTGCAAATGGCCTCATGCACCGCCAGCCTAGTCTCGGTGGAGTCAGACATTCCAAGGCACGCCAGTGGCTTTGACAGGTGCTTTCTGTTCAGCGATCTGAGCCAGCAAAGAATCCTCAACAGCATCCTTGTCCACAGACTCCCACACCCACGCCAGCACTGCGTCTTTGGTCAAGTCAGCATAGGCAATGGTTGCAGTGCCTTCACTCCATGAGCAAGTGTTATACACAGATGCGGAGTAATCCCCATCTGTTGCATTTGCTTGCCAATGTGCGGTGGTGACAAAACCATCAGAGGTTTGTCGGTCTAATTGGCTGATGTTCCAAACGATAGTCATGGTTTATGCTCCTTCTAAAGCGGTTATACGGGCTGTAAGTTGGGTGATGGTTGACGCTTGGGTGTCTATGATGGACTTTATCTCTTGGATGGATGCCACAAGCAATGGGATTACATCGGTGTAAGATAAACCAAGTTCATCTGGATTACTATGGTCTACAGCCTCTGGCAATACTGCTTCTACATCTTGAGCAATTAAGAAAGCCCTAGATTTTTTGCTTTCGTCATTGATGTAATTACCAGTGACAGTTCGTAGACTTGCTACTTTAGCCAACCCATTTTCTATTGGTACAAGATTTTCTTTTACCCGCTCATCAGAAGCAGATGTCCAAGATGTTGCACCATTACCCAAATAAACACCGCCAGTAGCACTACTGCTACAAAACATTTGCAATCTACCGCCAGCATCACTACAAATAAAAGCACTTCCACTATTGGCAGAACTGTGCATCATATATATAGAACTATTTAACGCATCAGAAGTATGAAATGAGGAGTTACTAGTAACTCCTAACCAAGTACCCGCAACACCTTTTCTGACTGCTAATGCGCCATAAGAACTAGGTGAAGATGTGCCAATACCAACATAGCCGCTGGTGTCGATACGGGCGCGTTCTGTGCCATTGGTAGCAAAATACAAGAAGTGAGATACGGTACTACCAAACATCCCATCTTCACCAGTTTGATTGTTAAAACCAAACAATGCACTTCCGCTATAAATACTTGCACCAGTAGTTCCGTCAGTAACTCGCAGAATTTGTCCAGCACTTCCTTGCACATGGAGGCGAGTTGCAGGCAAAGTCGTCCCTACCCCCAAATTCCCACTAGCATCAAGGGTCATTGCTTGGGTGAAGGTGATGGCGTTACCTGCTGTGCCGGAGGCGGCTGTGTGCCAAGAATGAACACCCCCAGATTGGTCATAGCGAGATGCTGAGCCGTTGATAACATACCTGAACGCAGAAGTGTTATAGAAGTTGTTGCTTCCAATACGCAGTACTTCGGCACTACCTTGAGCCGCAATATACCCTCCTGCCCCGCCTATCTGAAATGCTGGAACTACTGTATCCCAAGCACTAGGAGTAACACCCAAGCCAAAGTTACCAGAGCTATCAAACCTTGCCACTTCCGCACCGCCTTCAGCAAAGGCAATGGTGTCAGCCGCAGGGAAGAAGATGCCTGTGTTGGTGTCGCCATCATTGGTGATCGATGGGGATGCGGCAGATCCATCAGCAAACTCAACAGTTGCAGATCCAGTGACGGTCAACGTCCCTGCCACCGCCAGCGTCTTGCCAGCTCCAACATTCAAGCCAACGCTGGTGCCTGTGCCAGCAGCCGCAAAGACTGCGTCAACGCCGTCAAGGTCAGTATTGATCTTGGTTCCCCAAGTGTCAGTGCTGGCCCCCACCTCGGGCTTGGTCAATAAAAGGTTGGTTGTTGTGGTATCTGCCATGTTAAAACTCCTATGCGGCCTGTTGCCACGATGTTGAATTGTCTGCGATCTGAGTCCAGGTCTCTGACGTGTCTGACTCTGGAGTCCATGTCTCTGCCGTGTCGGACACTGGCGACCATGTCTCTGGTGTATCTGACTGGGCGGTCCAGGTTTCGCTTGTGTCGGGCACTGCACCCCATCCAAACCCAACCATGGTCCCAACAGATCCCACCGCCTCGTTGCCGATTATCGCAACCTCAATGACGTTTGACACACTGCCAACAGCGCCAGTCCCAGAAACACCTGTGATGGCCTGGAAAGAGATCACCTCTGCCGACATAGTGCCAACAGCACCAGTGGCAGCGTTGCCAGTTGTGGCCGTGGACCGGGTTACTCCAACAGAGTCCACTGCACCAGTGGCCGCATTGCCACTGAGGTCGATTGACCTGGCAGGCGCGACAGTGCCCACGGCCAGCGTGGCCGCATTGCCTGTGACTGCTTTGGATGCGTCTGGCGCCAGCGTGCCAACGGCACCCGTGGCTGCATTGCCCGTGATGGCAATGCTGATGGTGAGCGTGACGGTTCCGACATTGCCGGTGGCAATGGTCCCATCTTCCTGAATTGATCTGTCGGCTAGTACAGTGCCAACAGCGCCAGTGGCAACGTTGCCACTGATAACGACATTGCCTATGCCGTAGACGCCAAGGCCGTAGTAGCCTGTGCCGTAAGCAGCCATGGTGCTGCCCCTGCGTTACGCCAGCCGAATCAGGCCAGTGCTTGCATCATTGGTTGGCATGGTCAGCGTGAAGGTTCCAGCAGTCACGGTCTGGCTGCCAAAAGTGTGGACGCTGACTGCCTTGTCTGACTGGGTCGAGTTGTAGATCAAGACTGCATCAAAGGCCGTGGAGAGGGTCACTGAGCTGTAGCTGATGCTGGCGCTGGGCGTGACAAATGCCGTGGTTCCAGACGTGCTGGGAGCCGTGCCAAAGGTCACTGTGACGCCACCAGCAGAGTACCCTGTGCCAGTCACCTCACCAGTGGAGCTGTAGGCCGTGGTGGACGCATTGACAGTGGCGCTTGCCAGGTACAGGGCAGCCTTGAAGGTATCTGCCGTGGTGGCAGCTCGGACAACGCCAGTGCCAAAGTTGTGGTGGCCGACAAGCAGCTCACCCTTGAAACTGGTACAAAGGGCTTGAGTGTTTGCGATGATGGTTCCCTTCTTGGGCTATGCCCAATTCACATTTTGATGTTGCCATTGTTTGCCTAATTTTAGACAACTTACATGGCCTTGAGTGATCCCAAACTCCGCAGCTATTTCTCTTTGCAATTTACTTGATTTCTTTATCAAGTTAACTTGCTCCTCAGTCAACTTTGATCTCCCATGACTTTGACCAATACGCATTCTTCCTTTGCGTTTTGCATCTTGCATATTTTCCAATCTGGTACCCAGATTAAGATGTTCTGGATTGACGCAATTAGGCATATCACATTTATGCATCACGTCTCTTGCATCAAGTTGTCCAATGAATAAACGATATGAAACTCTATGCGCCAATTCATGTCTTGTTAAATTTCTAAAAAATCCATATCCACTCTTCATGCAATATGCAGTCCACAGCCAGCAGCCAGATTCGTGTTTATGCACATGAGACATAAACCTTTCAAGCTCTGATTGCTTTGGCTTTCCAGACATATCTGCTCAAATTGGTTGACTGATGCCTTCGGCAAAGACGCCGCGCTTTAGCACCATGTTGACTGATCGATGGACCAACTCACCATCATGCCAATACTCAACCCAGCTTGTGGTTTCAGTATCGTTGTCAATGGACCCCTCACGCTTTTCCAGCAGTGACTCGTCCATCTCGCCCTTGGTTGTCGTTACCATTCAATCACCCAAATGTTTTTGCTCTGGTCAGCAATGCACCGCCACTGGTTGAACCTCGATCATCTGCAATCTGCAACTGATCAAGCCCCGCCTGATACAGCGCTGACCACACTGTGATTCTCGCATCATCTTGCAGGTAAGGCGCAGCCTGGAGCAATGCACCGTAGAGGTAAACGTCAGGCGCTTGCGCCAGCAGCCAGTTGCTTGCCACGGTAGATGACAACTTGGTCAACTTTGCGTAATACGCAAGCTCTGCGGTGTAGGCAGCGTCAGGGATTGGCAGCACTCGGATCTGGCCGCCCACAATGCCAAAGAAGATCGGCACGCCGCTGGATCGGTACTGGACGCTCAGGTTGTCAAGTGAATCAATCGTCTCAAAGCCCAAAGGCGTGACAGGGTTGGTGCCGGTGAGCTTGATGGACTTTGTCTCCAGAAAATCATCAGGCACCGCGCTGTACTCAGTGGCAATCGACGCCGTGGATCTGACGATCATCTGCCGGGTGCGCAGTTGGCGCTCGATCTGAGCCTCGGCCAACGCGATGAAATCAGGAATGACAGTTGTCAGGTCAGTGCGGTTGAGCCAATCGCCAACTGATGTTTTCAGCTCGTTGTATGTGGTGAGTGCCATCAGCTTGCCTCTTTTTCCATTTCCTCTTTGACGATCCAGGTGTGCTCATGCTTGAATTCAAACGTGCCAATGTGGCCGATCTCTTTGCTCACGTCATGGTCAATATACACCTTGAACCCAAGCTCTTGCGCCTTCTTGCAAAAGAACACGTCCTCGCCCATGTAGCCTCGCGTGTCGTACTGCCAAGGCATATCAAACCAAGGTTCTGACATACCCTCAAAGACGTTGCGCTTGATCAGCATGATGCCGGTGCCAACGCTGCCAACCTCTTCAAGACCAGTTGATTCTGGCATCGAATAGACGGGTTTGCGCTTGCCGTTCTCGTCATAGTTCTGAGCGGTCGGACCTGTGGGCATTCTGCGCCGGGCGCAGTTGGCCGCAACCAGGTCAACGTCATGCTTGAGCAGCCGCTGGATCATGTCCTGGGGAAACGTCATGTCAGAGTCAATGAACAAGATGTGCGTGCAACCCTCACGCAACGCATCCAGGCACAAATCAGCACGCTGGTTCTGAATCAGCGTGCCCTGCAACAGTTTCAGACTGATGGCATCAGTGGTGTTGAGCGTGTGATACGCCACCATGTTGACCATGCAATACGTGTAGTTGGTGTGGACCTGGTCACGCGCTGGCGTGCAGACTGCAATGTAATTCATACTTGTCCTGGCCTCACGCGAAAGAATCGATTGTCTGGATCATTGAGCCACTTCTTCATGTAAGCCTCGTCATCGAGCTTTCCTTCAGCTTTCAGCTTGTAATACAAGGACTCTGGGATGCTGGCGACATGATGCCATTCACCTGTCCAGTTTGCCTTGTTGTCAATGGCTGCAAAGTCACGCTTGTTGGCCTCGATCACGTCAGTCACGTCTTGACTGGTCTGGATCGTTGTCTCTTCAGTATCTGGGTTGAAGTGCCAGGTGCGCGTGATCCCCTTATCGGGGCTTACATCAAGAATTCTTTTGTCCATGTAAGTGGGGCCAGGTTTCCCTGGCCCCTTCTCCTAGTCAGTTATCAGGAGGTGACCAAGTCAGCGGCCAGACCGTGGGCATTTTCAGCCAGCACTTTCAAGCCGTACTCAATCAACAACATGCGCTTCTCAGCGTCACCAGTCTTTGCCAACTCAACTTGCTGGTAAGGACGCAGCACAGTCATCTTGGCGTAGTCAGGATCGATCACCCATGCGTCACGCTCGCGCTGGAAACGGTTGGCGATCACTTGCACATTGCCGAAATCGCTGACGTAGATGTCAACGGCACCGATCAACGTGGCAGGCTTCGCACCGCCATCGATGTTGAAACGTGAAGAGGCAATGCCAGAGAAACCAGACACGCGCTGCTTGTTGACAGGGCCGCACATCAGGATCTTTGGAGTGCCGCCAGCAGTCCACACCTTTTGGATGACGTTCTTGAGGATCGTCTCGGTGAAGGTGCGCACGTTACCGTCAGTGCGAGCACTGTTGGGCAGCGTGGTATAGCTGGGATCAGTGCCGTTGGTCTGCTTGTCAGTGTTGGTCTTGACAAACGCGCCCAAGGATGCGGTCACGCGAGCAGTGGTGGTGTTGCCTGCAACAGCAATGCCGCCATTCAAGAAAATGAATTCTTGATCGCGCTTTAGCTCGCTGCCTCTTTTCGCAATTTGATAAGCAAGCTCACTGCGTCTGCCTGCCTTATTAACTACTTCCTCTGTGTTAG